ATGCCGTTTTCCCCATCGTTCACGCGTTTCACTGCGGATTTCCAAGTGATGATGGAAGCCATCTTTGCAATCCTCTTCCGAGCCGGCGTGTTCGGCAGCGTGAAGGATGGCACGATCCCGAAAGCAGTGATTCGAGTCCGCGAGGACGGCATGGGCGAAATCCCGCCTCCAAAAGTGATCTATCAAAGCCGGATTGCCCTGGCCATTCGTCAGGCGGAAACCGCCGCGTCCGACCGCCTGGTCGAGCGGGCGATGAACCTCGCGCAACTTGACCCGTCCGTCCTCGACAACATCGATACCGACAACTATCTGCGCGAAAGCGCCCGCAACGACGGCGTGAGCGATGACATCCTGCGCCCTGAGAAGGACATGCAGGAAATCCGCGACGCGCGGGCCGAGGCCGCACAAGCGCAAGCGGAACTCAACCATGCGCAACAAGCCGCCGATGCTGCCGGGAAAGTCGGCATGAAGATTCCCACCCCGCCCACGCAATGATTGAAATGGAAGATCCCATCCGGCTTTTCGAGGAAAGCCAGAAAGCCGCGGCGGACTCCGCCAAGTTGGAAAAGAAGTTCCAGCGGATGACGCGCACGCTTTTTACCACGGCAAGCGGCCGCGACTGGCTGCGCATCGCCCTGGCACGCGCCAACTTTATGGGCAGCGTGTTCTCTGCCGATGACCGGATGAACGCGGTGAGCGCGGCCTACCGCGACGGGATCCGCTCTGTATTTTCTGACATCCTCAACAGCGCTGCGGCGGCTGGTCCGCCTGCTGGCGATGAGGATGATGAACCGTAGGGAACGCAAACGGTGCGCGACTGGCCTCATAAGTCGGTGACAGGCGGTTCAATTCCGCCCCCTGCAACCACTCTCCAACCAACAAACCAAACCATGAATCCAATCGAACTGTTCAAGTTCCGGCACATCTTTGCCGGTGACGATCACATTGGGAAATACAACTCCCAAACCCACACCGTCACGCTGCGTGATGAATTCGCCCACAAGGCCGATGATGTGAAGGCCTACTTCATGCGCCACCACGGGATCTGCCTGGCAACCGTGGTCGTCGGCACGGAGCAACTCGAAACCGTCAAACCGGTGAAGGCGTTCCCGCCTGAGATCGACGCGCTCAAGTCCGCCCAATTCGGAGATCTGACACCCGAGGTGGTGGCGTGGGCTCGCCAGAACTGGAGCAAGGAAGACTTCGACCGCCGGTATCGCGGCTGCCCGGAGTATGGCGACGGCCCCGGTGCTGAGCCTGATCCTGCCCCCGTGAAGAAATCCCGCAAATCCAACCCACAATCCACTGACGCATGAGCGATCCAGCACCCGTACCAGCACCCGCCCCGGCACCTGATCCAACGCCAACGCCAACACCGGCACCCAATCCCGCACCCGCACCCGATCCCGCGCCCGCCCCGGTGCGGCCGGATTACATTCCTGAAAAATTCTGGAAGGACGGCGCGGTGGATCACGAGGCCATGGCCAAGTCCTACACCTCGCTGGAGACGAAGTTTCACACCGCCCGCACCGCGGTGGTGGATGTGCCGGAGTCTCCGGAAGGCTATCAGCTCAAGCCCGAAAGCCTTCCGGATGGCATCGAGTGGAGTGACGACGCGGACAAGCGGTTCCGCGCGGTGTTTCACGAGAAGGGCGTTTCCGCTGAAGCGGCCGCCGCCATCTCCGCGACCTTCATCGAAATGGAGGCGGAGAACCAACGGCTGCTGGATGAGGCATACAAGGCGCAACTGGCCGAGGGCAAGGCAGCACTCCAAAAGGAATGGGGCAAGGATTACGACCGCAAGATTGCCGACATCAAGAGCACGGTGCAAAAGCTGGGCTTCGATCCAGCGGACGCCGCACTCTTCACCAACCCGCAAGTGCTCAAGTTCATGGGCAAGGTGGTGGGGGCGCTATCTCCTGATTCCATCCCAGCCGCCAAGGGTGGCGTGGCACCAGGCACGGAGCTTTCCGGCACGGCCGACGAAGCCAACCGGATCATGACCGACAAGACGCACCCGGAATACGAGCTCTATCACTCCGGTGACCGCGCGATCATTGACAAGGTGCGCAAGGCGCTCAACGGCAGTTGATTCTAGGGGAGGTTTGAATTTGGTTTTACTCCCCGCTCCCCCGGTCTGGTGTGCTGGCATATCACACGAGGCCGGGGGAAATTGATATCGGGAGACAAACGCCTTCTTGCGCGGACTCACTGTTAGGGGGATTCTCGCGAGTGACGCACCGACCCGCAAGCGGCGGATAATCCGGAATCACCGGACCCGTGATGGCAGTGGACAATCGGAAATCAAACCGGGGATCGCAAGATCCGCAACCTGTGTTTCCAACCTCAATTACCAATCATCATCATGAGTGTCGCACTGACCGTACCGCAGTCCGCCCGCAACATGTTCCAATCCGGAATGGAGCGCGCGGCCCAACAATTCCAATCCCGTTTCAAGGCGTATGCCCAAGTGAAGACGGGATGCACCGGCAAGAGCCAAGCGCATCGCAAGATCCAGAAAATGGAAATGAACGATGTGACCGGGCGCTTGCAACCCACCGTCGGGCAGGAAATCGCCCTTGAGCATCGTTACCTCTTCCCGCGCAAGGCCGACCTTGCCACCATCGTGGATGAGGACGACGCCGCCGAGCTCGACCTAGCCGTGGCGCCCACCGGGGAAATCTCCACCGAGCATGTTTCGGCCGCCGGCCGCAAGCTCGATGCGATCTTCCTCAACGGCATCCTTGGCTCCAACCTCGAAGGGTTGGAAGACAGCATGTCAACCGTGGCCATTCCAAGCACCCAATACATCGCGGTCGATTATCGCCGGGATGGTGGATCGGGCAACCTGGGCTTGACCCTGGCCAAGCTGGTGCGCGCCAAAGGCCGCTTCGGCAAGCTGGAAGTCTTCAGTCAGGAGCAAAAGGAATCCGGTGCCAAGCTGTGTTGCGCCATCTCGCAAGACGAGTTGGACAACCTGCTCTATGACGTCACCCAAACCGGCAGCGCCGATTACAACAAGGTGAAAGCTCTGGTGGACGGTGAAGTCGATTACTTCATGGGCATCCACTTCCTGCGCACCGAGCTTCTTCCCGTCGCCGTGGCCGCGCAAGTGGTGGGCGGCACCGGCACCAACGTGACGGTCGGATCTGGCAAGATCATCCGCACGCTTCCGATGTGGGTGAACACCGGCGTGCATCTCGACTTCTGGTATGACGTCAAGACCAGCATCGACGTTCTTCCCACGCAATCGCAAGCCATCCAGGTTTACAGCCGGATCAAGGCGGGCGCGTGCCGCAAGGATGAAGACCGCGTGGTTGCCATCTACTGCGAACAATCCGCGTAATCCACCCCTAACGAAAAGAAAGACACAATATCATGGCCAGTCTCGATTCAGTAATTGCCACCAAACAAGCCGCCGCCCTCACCAAAGGTCCGAACGTCGGTTCTCACGGTGTCGAATCCGCCGCAAAGCTGCGCGTCCTCGATGACAGCGTTGCCCTTCCCGTCGCCACCATTGCCACCGCCACCGACCGGGTGCGCTTCGGCATGATTCCGGCGGGCTCCAAGATCATCCCCCACCTCACGCTGTTGACGACCACTCACACGGCGGCGGTTGCGGGGAAGATCTACCTCACGCCGATTGACGGCAGTGCCGCCTCCACCGGTATTGCCTGCATTGCCAACATCGAAGCGACGGAAGTTGCCTGCATGTTGGACAACGCGGCGGCCCCTGCCACCACCAAACCTTGCTGGGTTGACTGGATTCCGGATGCGGACCTCGCCATTGCCAGCACGGCCAAGGCCGCCCGCCTGCGTCTGATCTACGCGCAAGCCTATTGATCCGGGCACACGCCGAGCCGTTCACCAACCACTAACCGCCCGGCGGCACGTTTGTTCCAGCGTGTCCGCCGGGTTTTTCTTTACCGCCCGCCATGACCAAGACCGACATTGCCAACCTCGCCCTGAGCAAGATCGGGGAAAGCCTCATTGATGACATCGCCGACACCGGCGACAAGGCGTCGCGCCTGGCGGCCCTGCATTATAATCAGGCTCGCCGGGAAATCCTGAGGGAACACTTCTGGGGCTTTGCGATGACGCAAAAAATCGTTACCGGAAATGTGGCGGCACCGTTTGTTTCCGGGGTGGGGATTCCTGCCGAAATGGTGGGCTATTATGTGGCCGGGGCGGGTGTCAATGGCACCAGCTATGTGCGCGGCGATTTCTCAATCACACGAAATTCTAATGCGGGTTATGCGTGGGCCATTTACGGACCCGAACCCGAAGGAGGTGGAGCATGAATATCGTATTTTATCAATCCGACAGCGAGGCCGGAACAGCCCTCGAAGATGTTGCCAACTGGTCAACCGAGGCGGGAACGGGCAATGTGTCCGTGACATTTCCCGACTCGGTTGGCAACTCCTCGTTGTTTTTCCCCCTTCCGGCTGATTTCATCAAACTGCGGGAAATCCGCGATGAGCTGGGCGGGAAGATCGACAAGTTTGATATTCGGCGGGCCAATGACGCACGGTGTGTGGTGGCGGGGAATTACCCTACAATTGTTTTCGATTACGTGGCGGACATCGACGACCCGACGCAATACGATCCGCTTTTCGTGGCAGCATTGGTCACACTGCTGGCCAGCAAGCTGGCGCGGGCCATCACCGGCAGCGATCAGCTCGAAACCACGCTGCGGCAAACCTATCTGACGGTGGACCTGCCGAGCGCCCGGTGCGCGGACGGCCATGACTCGCAATCCAACGAAAACCATCCGCTGCGCGAAATCCTTGACGGCGCGCTCACCGGCCAGCGTGCCGATTTCTTCCCTGAACTCGATTGATCGACCATGCCCATCGTCAAACACATCCTCACGTTCAATGCGGGCGAGCTCTCGCCGTGGATGGACAACCGCACCGACGTGGAAAAGTATTCGGCCGGGTGCCGGTTGCTGGAAAACTTCCTTGTCCGCCCGCAAGGCGGGATCTCCAAGCGCCCCGGGCTGGAATACCGCGGGCGGGTGCACAGCGGAGCGACGCTTGCGGTGTTGGTGGAGTTTGAAATCCAGTCATCCGCCTCGATCCTGCTGGTGATCGGCGGTGGCAAGGCCAAGTTTTTCAAGAACGGCAGTGCCATCCAGTCCGGTGGCTCCGACCTCACGCTCACCGTTCCATGGGCGGACGCCACGCTGCGTTTGCTGCGCTGGAAGCAAATCAATGACGTGATGTTTTTCACGCATCCTGCCTATGCGCCGATGCAGTTGACACGCGCCAGTGACACCTCGTGGGCACTGGCGGAGTTTGTTTCCGGTGCCAAGCAACCATTCCTTGATCCCAACCTCGACGAAGACAAAAAGATTACCCTGTCATTCAATGCGACGTCCAGCGTGTGGAGCGCCACCGCCGGCACCTATGCCGTGGGGTCCGTGGTCACCGAGGGCGGCAAAACATGGATTTGCAAAATCGCCCACACATCGAGCGCCACGCAAATCATCACCGCCAACGAAACCAAGACGGTGGCGGGTGGGTCCACTCCAAGCACCCAGAATCAGGCGAAATACTATCAAGTCACCATCCTGTTTGGAACGGGGTGGGTGACTTCCCCGTTGTGGGTCGAGTATGTGAACCAGGTGGCGGTGATCGGGCAGACCGTCGCGCTTTCCTCCACCTATCCCATGTGGTCGTCCGAGCACGCCGGATCGTATTGGAAACACGGCATCGAGCGCGGGACGTGGGCATTTGAAACCACCCGCACCGCGACCAGCCAAGCCACCGGCAGCAACAAGTATTATTCAAACGTGCTCGATTGCCGCAGCAAGTGGACGTTCATCACGTTCGGGAACTGGGTGGGCAAGTTCTACGTCCAGGCATCGGAAGACAATGGCGCGACGTGGAAGGATCTGCGGGCGTTCCAATCAACCAAAACCGCCCCGCGCAACGCCAGCGCCGAGGGCGAGGTCTCGCGCCTGACGATGCTGCGAATCGCGTTTGACTCTTACCAGTCCGACGGCACCAGCGGCGCGCCGTAT